CAACGATTGCTCGAACGCGATGCTCGCGGAGGTACCCGATATACCGAAATCATTCGTTCACACTTCGGTGTCATTTCTCCTGATGCACGCCTCCAACGTCCAGAATATCTGGGCGGAGGCTCAACTCCTATTATTATCAATCCAGTCGCTCAAACGAGCGGTACTGGTCTTACCGGTGGTACTTCACCACTCGGTAATCTTGCCGGTGTCGGAACAGCGTTAGCGTCGAACCACGGCTTTACTCAAAGCTTTACGGAACACGGCGTTATTATCGGCATGGTTTCCATCCGCGCCGACTTAAATTATCAACAAGGTCTCCGCAGAATGTGGAACCGCAAAACTCGCTATGATTTCTATTTCCCTGTATTCGCTCATTTAGGCGAACAAGAGGTTCTTAATAAAGAAATCTATGCAACTGGTAGCGCAACAGACGATCAAGTCTTTGGATACCAGGAAAGATGGGCTGAATATAGATATCACCCATCTCAAATTACCGGATATTTCCGGTCTACTGCGCCAACTACGTTGGACGCATGGCACTTAGCGCAAAAATTTACTGCGCTGCCTACACTATCTGATACCTTTATTGAAGATAGACCTCCCGTTGACCGAGTCGTCGCTATTGGCGAGGACGCAAACGGAAAACAATTTATCTTTGATTCTTTCTTTCAGATAAGAACTGCCAGACCTATGCCTTTGTACTCAGTACCTGGCTTAATCGACCATTTCTAAAATTAAGGTTGTCGAGTTCCTTTGGGAACTCGATAACCCCCCGAAGGGAAAAACAATGCTTGGCGCAATACTTGACAACTTATTCGCACAAAACAGACAGAATGACGCTCAGGCGTTTTCTGCTCAACAATATGCAACTAGATATCAAACACAAACAGAAGATATGAAGAAAGCAGGTATTAACCCTATGCTTTCAGTATCTTCAGGGGCTGGATCACAGCCCACATCCACAGCTGCCACACCTGCTAGCAATTTCACACAATCAGAAATTAACAGGGCTCAAATTAAAAATATTGAAGCCCAAACTGAACTTAATAGCGCTAACGCAGCGAAAGCTCGCGTAGAAGCGCAAGTAGCGGAACGCTTTGGACATCCACAAGCTGAAGCAAACCTTAATCAAACATTTGCTCAAGCGGGTCTTACATCACAACAGATCGGCAAAGTCGATCAAGAAACACGCAATGTTATCGAGCAAATTCAAAACACTAAGGATGAAAATAAACGCATTCATGCAACTATTACCTATCTACAACGTCAAGCAGATATGCTTAACGAAACAACAATTACAGAACCAGTTAAACGTAATCTTTTGAGACAACAAGCTCTAAAAGTAATTAATGAAACTGGACTTACCGCGTTAGACCTTCAAGCAGCCGAGGATCTTGGCAACTTAGGTCGTGAAACGCAACAAATTAAACCACTACTCGACTTGCTTCGAGGACTTATAAGAAAGTAAAACTAAATGTTTATACGCTCTCCATACAATTACAATACAGATGAAGCATCTAATGCATCATCTGTCAATACGTTTTCGCAAACGAAAACACAACAACAATTTAAAGACGAGTGCAATATTAATCGCATCGTCTCTCAATACACTAAAGGCGTAATGCCTATTGGTAACGCTTATCAGCCGTTACCAGAAGACTTTTATGAAGTCACAGACTATCAGGCAGCGATGAACAAAGTTCGACGCGCCCAAGAGACTTTTAATAGTCTCAATTCAAATATCAGGGCTCGTTTCGATAACGACCCTGGACAATTCGTTGACTTTGTCACGAATCCTGCTAACCTAGATGCCGTGAGGGATCTTGGATTAGCACCCAAACCCACACCGTCACCTAGCCCGAAGGGACCCGACGAAGTCGGGGCACAGTAGACCTACTTGATGTCTACTGTGCTAGGTGACACCAACTTACTTGGTTCAACTACAAAACTAAAGGAAATTTGAAAAATGAAACCTCTTTCACGCCATGGCGTTTCCAAACACAAAAGCGCAAAGCGCTTTAAACACAACATTAAAACAACGGCTGCGGCCAACATGCGTAGTAACCCTATGCGTGGCGGATTCCGTTTTTAATCAATTAAAAATCCATGCCCCGAAAGGGGCTGAAAGGATATATGCCTTGTTATTACCCTCTGTCTGCGGTCAAAACCGAAGACGGAAACATTAAATTCAATCCTCGCTCGGGCGAGGGTGATCCAATGAAACTCCCATGCGGTCAATGCATGGGCTGTCGAATAGACCGATCCAGAATGTGGGCGGTCAGATGCATGCATGAGGCATCTCAATTCGAAAAAAATTGCTTTATTACACTTACGTACGCGCCAGAACACCTACCAAAAAACGGTGATCTACACTATGAACATTTTCAAAAGTTCATGAAACGTTTACGCAAAGCAAACCAAAATGCGAATATTCGCTTCTATATGTGCGGAGAATATGGGGACGAATTCAAACGACCACATTTTCACGCCATACTCTTTAACTATGACTTCAAGGATAAACATGCACACAAAGTCAACCACAACGGAGATACCATCTATCGTTCGCCACACTTGGAAAGCCTCTGGCCTTTTGGACACTCCTCCGTCGGCACCGCGACGGAGACATCCGCTGCTTACGTGGCCCGCTATGTCACTCAAAAAGCTACTGGACGCGTACAAGATATCAATCCAAAAACCGGAGAACCTTATAGAGAAATCTATTACCGGGGAACTGATCCTGAATCCGGCGAGCGTGTATACGTCAAACCGGAATTCAACAAAATGTCACTCAAACCCGGAATTGGACAAAATTGGTTCGATAAATACTATGAAGACGTTTACCCGTCTGACTCCGTCCGGCTTCGTGACGGACGACGTATTAAACCACCTCGTTACTACGACAAAAAATACGATGCGATAGAACCTTTCGAGTTCGAAGCTATAAAACAAAATCGTATACTCAATGCCTTGAAACATTCAGATGAGTCCTCACCTGAAAGGCTGGCCGTTAAGGAAACTGTACTTATGGCCAAAATTAACAAACTTAAAAGGAACTTACAATGAAACTTATTATCTGTTCTGTCCGTGATTCGGCAGCTGACGCCTTCGGGCGTCCCTATTTCGTTCCGTCTCAGGGCGTAGCCCTACGCGCATTTACCGATGAAGTAAATCGCGAAAATGATGACAATCCACTACACAAACACCGTAAAGACTTTGCACTCTACGAGTTAGGCGAGTATGATGACAACACGGCTATGATCGTGTGCCACGATCAGCCGAAACTCCTGATTCATGCGGATCAGGTATAACCTCAACCAAGCCCGGCACTTCCGGGCTTTTTTTTAGGAAAAAAACATGGCTGTAATGCATAAAAACAAATCGGTAAGCACACACAAATTTGCAATGGTGCCTCGTGCCGATATTCCTCGATCTAGCTTTGCGATCGAAACTTCACATAAAACAACCTTTGACGCTGGCTATCTTGTACCTGTATATGTAGACGAAGTACTGCCAGGCGATACATTCAATCTTAAGATGACTGCATTTGCACGTCTATCTACTCCACTATTTCCAGTTATGGATAATCTCCATCTGGATTCATTCTTCTTCTTTGTTCCTAATCGCCTAATTTGGGAAAATTGGCAAAAGTTCATGGGGGAACAAAATAACCCAGGCGATTCTATCGACTATATTATTCCGCAGACAACTTCACCTGAAGGCGGATATACAACCAATTCATTGCAGGACTATATGGGCCTGCCTACTGTTAATCAAATTGGAGCTGCTGCAACAATTGATCATAGCGCATTGCATACTCGCGCTTATAACTTGATATGGAATCAATGGTTCCGTGATCAGAATTTGCAAGATTCTGTCCCGGTACCTACGGACGACGGTCCTGATACTTATTCTGATTTCATTCTATTACGTCGCGGCAAGCGCCACGACTATTTCACATCAGCTTTACCTTGGCCTCAAAAAGGTGACCCCGTATCAATTCCTTTAGGTACTACCGCACCTGTTATTTCTAACGGTACTCCTCCATATATTCGTACTGATAATAATAATTTTTCTCAAATTACAAAGAATACTGATTGGGGTACTGCTTTACGTCCTGGTGGTGATTCTTATGGTACTCTTTCTAATAATGAAGCTATTAAGTGGGGTTACAACACTTCCTCTGCTGGACTTGCTGCAACTGGTTTGATTGCTGATTTATCTGATGCAACTGCTGCAACAATTAATGCTCTACGTGAATCTTTTCAAGTACAACGATTGCTCGAACGCGATGCTCGCGGAGGTACCCGATATACCGAAATCATTC